TTGGCCCGAGCACCGTGCGTAATTTAATGTATGGAGAAACTACCATTACCGAAACCAATTTAATTGCCGTAATAGAATTAATAAAACTAGCCCGTGAACGCGCCAGAACCGAAGTTAGTGAAGGCCGTAAAGTTGAAAAACGTTTAAAAAAAATCTTAACCTAATGAGTTTATTAAATCGAGTTAAAAAATTAGAAGCAGCTGCGAGGTTGCAACTGGAAACCGCTACAGCGGTAAGGAAGGAGCTTGAGGGAAATACCAACACCCTCAGCTCCCCCTCTAGGGGGAATAAGTCAAGAGCTGCAGCCGCCGCAGTATTAGCTAACCGAAGAAATTATATAGGGAATAAATTTGATGAATAAGGAATGTTCTAAATGTAGAGTTTCCAAACCAGTTCAATTCTTTAGTAAAGATTCTAGTAGAAAAGACAGCTTATCAAAATGGTGCAAAGAATGTGTTTCTAAAAAAAACAAATTGTATCGAATTAAAAATAATGATAAAATAAAAAAGCAACGTCGAGAATACTATACCCTTAACAAATCTCAGGAAATTTCAAATACCAATAATTGGAGAGTGAAAAATAAAAATAAAGACCTTGAGACTAGAAGAAAAAGGAGAAAAAAAGACATCGAATTACTGACAGATACTTACATATCAAAAAAGATGAATATTTCAGTTTCGGATTTAAAAGAAATCCCAGAAATCGTAAAAACTAAGAGATTAATCATTCAAATTAAAAGAGAGTTATAATGGAAAGAACTTTAGACTTCGAAGTGGATAGCCACGAATCTTTAAATAAGATGCTCACAGGTGTACTTATGGATGTTAGAAGAGGAAATCTAGATCATTCAATGGTTAAATCAATAACCTTAGTTGCTGATAAGATTAATAAAAATGTTCAAAATGCAAATGAATATAAGAAAATTTCAAATCACAATCAGCCTATAAAGTTTTTTGAAAATGATCTAAAAAACCGCAAAAATGATTAAAGAATTAATTACCCAGGTCAAAAAGGTAGATGCTACATCACCGCATATTAATAAACTTGCTGAGCTCGTAAGCGAATATGATCTATTGGTTTATATAAAGAAGTTTTCTGAGTTCTTTATCACCAATGAAATTATAAATGCGGAATGGTTTCAGCGCTTTGAAAAAGGGATCCTAAAATACCTGAATATCTATACCGAAGGTTCAAACAACTTGGCACTGGAATATAAAGCGCTAAATGCGGTGGTTATAGATTGCCATCTTACCGCCGATCTTATAGATGATTGCTGCAGTATAAAGGTTTTCGGAAAAGGCTACCTGGAAGCTCATTTAGCCCAACGATCTACCACCAGTATTAAACTATACGGTAAAAGCAAAGCTGAGGTTTTCGCTAAAGATTTGGCACTTGCTAGGATTACCGTAAGGGAAAAGGCAGATTTACGCATTCAAAAAGCGAATACCAGCCAGATAAAAGTTGAAAACTTAACCCGAAAAGCAGTAGAATGTTAAACCAAAGGGCCGCCCTACCGGCCTTTTAAATTAAGCTTATGGAAGAACCAAGAACTACAGATTATTTAAAAGCAAGGGTAGTAGCCCTTAGTAAAGAACTGGACCGTAAAAATACGCTAATTGCGTTTTACGAGAATAATATAGAAGATTCTATACCGGCAACCCGTGGGAATGAGAAACCCCATATAAAGTACCCAGATTGCTTTCAACCTATAACTAAAAACTAAGTAAATAACTTAATTATGGATTATATCTACCTCGCTTTTATTGCATTGTGCTACCTCGGGTTGGCTGTTATGGGATATAGGCATCTTAAGAAAATGGAAAAAAGGGAACAACGCATTAAAAACTATGGCAAATGCCCTTGCGATTATCCCTGCTGCGAATACTGCTACGATAAGGCACAGGAAGAAAACGGAATTAACGAACATCAAATTTATAAATAATGGGAAATATCAGCTTAAATCTAAATCTACAGCAGTTAAAGCACGCTGTACGTGAAATGAAAGGTAAACGTGGGATGGTGAAAGTCCTTGTACTTCCAATAGATGAAAACAATTTTATTGAAGGGGAAAAAGGTACGTATCTAAATATCCAGGGCTACGAGATCAAAAACAAAAAGACCGATTCCAAAGATACGCACATCCTGAAGCAAAGTTTTACTAAGGAGATCTTTGAGATTATGAGCGATGAAGAAAAACGTGCGCTTCCAATTATCGGAAATGCCACGCATTGGGAAAGAAGGGAACCAGATCCGGTAAGTTCAGATGCTTTATCAGATAGCGCTGTAGATCAGTATGAAGAAGAAAAGGATGATTTACCTTTTTAAACTATGGGTACCTACAAACTAAGTGACGGGTCCCGGATAACCCAACAGCAGTTAGACCGTAGGATTAAAAAGGCTAAAGCTAAGAAAATGCAGCTTTTCCTAGAGAAAAACGGTTACCTGTATTGTGAAGAATGTAAGCGCAATGATTGCCAGCCTATAGATAACAGCCACGATATTTCTGTAAAGGAATGCAAAGAATCTGGCCGTACTGAATTGGCTTACGATGTTGATAATATCACCCTAAGAGGGCGAAAATGCCACGCCAGACTAGATAAAAACGATGCACAATGGACACACAGCAAGCAAAATGAAGGCTTAAAACCTGCACAGTACGATCTGCTACAAAAAAGGCTTTTGAAAAGATGCCCGATCGCTTCTATGTATTAACGCTTTGCCTTACCACCCGTAAGATATTAAGCAATATGACCATGGACGGTACCATAACCCGCAGGTTACGCGAATTGCGGGAATCTGGGGAATGCCCTTACAAGGTTATAGATACTGTAGACGGGCTATATGAGAAAGTGACCGATGCCACTTAATTATAAAGGGTATTATAACCGGTTGGTAAAGCTGCGTGATAATTACACTAAATATTTAACCGCTGGGGAAGAACTTACACTAGGTGCGCATTTAAAGCTGATCAATGAAATTTCCCGAATAGACCGGCAAATAAAGAATATTGAGCAAAAGAACCTAAAGGAATTACGGGAGTATGTTACCAGGTACGAAATAGAAGCTCCCAGCAAATTAAACCAACAACCTGCTTTGCATAGGCAGGATTAAAGGCCCGGAACATAGTATTAGGTGTTTTAGCACCGGGCCTTTTTTAAAATTTATACGATGGAATATACTGAATTCTTAGAAAACAAGATAGTAGCTGCTGAAGACTTCGGTTTTGAAGTTCCCAATAGCAGTTTATCTAAAAAACTATTTCCGCATCAAGGTGTAATTTCCCAATGGTGTTTAGAAGGTGGTCGCAGGGCTTGTTTTGCTTCATTTGGATTAGGTAAAACGGTAATGCAGTTGGAAATTGCCCGCCAGTTGATCGCTAAAACAGGAAAACCTTTTCTAATTGGGATGCCATTAGGGGTTATAGGAGAATTCCGTAGGGATAATGAAACCTTAGAAACGGGTTTGGAGATTGAATACATTACCGATAGTGATGAGGTTGAAAATTACGAGCCTAAAATATATCTCACTAATTACGAAAGAATACGAAAAGGGGATATAGATGCCACTAAGTTCGCCGGGGTTTCTTTTGATGAAGCTTCAATGCTTAGAAACCTAAAGACAGAAACTACCAACTTCATTCTTCAGCATTTTAAAAAGGTAGCATATCGATTTGTATTCACGGCCACACCGGCACCCAATGATTATATAGAGATCCTTAATTATGCCGATTTCCTTGGTGTTATTTCCCGTGGCCACGCTTTAACACGTTTCTTTCAACGAGATAGCACAAAAGCAGGGAAACTTACCCTGTACCCGAATAAGAAAGAAGGATTCTGGAAGTGGGTTTCTACCTGGGCTGTTTTTATCAATAAACCTTCAGATTTAGGTTTTGATGATACCGGTTACAATCTGCCTAAACTCAATTTGCACGAAGTTGAGGTTTACAATAAGCCCAAAGGTGCAATAGTCAACAAAAACGGGGATTTGGTATTTTTTAAAGATACTACCAAAAGCCTTGTAGATACTTCCCGCGAAAAGTCGGAAACTGTAGACCTACGGGTAAATAAAGCTTATGAGATCATTAACACCGAAGAAAACAAGTATTCTAACTTTATTCTATGGCACCATAGGGAAGCGGAACGGGTAGCGATTGAAAAGAAATTCAGAAATGATAATGTGGTACTTAAAAGCGTGTACGGTTCCCAGAGCAATGAAGAAAAAGAAAAGCTCCTAATAGACTTTTCAGAAGGAAAATATCAGTTTTTATCTACCAAACCAAAGATCGCAGGATCTGGATGTAACTTTCAGCACCATTGCCATAAATCCATATTTGTAGGGATAGATTATAAATTCAACGACTTTATACAGGCGGTGCACCGTATTTTACGTTTCCGTCAGGAATTTGAGGTAGACCTATGGATAATCTTCACCCAGAATGAGCGCGAAATACTAAAAGAGATAAAAGCCAAGTGGAAACGCCACATTGTAATGCAGGAAGAAATGATCAACCTCGTAAGGAATTACGGCCTTAATTCAGACAAACTTAAAAGTGATATGAAAAGACAAATGTTTAAGAACCGTAGAAAAGCCGTTATAGGCAATGCCACGGTGTATAATGAAGATACTACGCTAGTACATCAGGAAATGGCTAGTAATTCGGTAGATATGATCTTAACCAGCATTCCGTTTGGTGATCATTATGAGTACAGCGATAACTTTAACGACTTTGGCCATAACTATGGCAATGAGCAGTTCTTTAAGCAAATGGACTATCTCACGCCTAACCTGCTAAGAACACTTAAACCAGGTAGAGTTGCAGCTATTCACGTAAAGGACCGTATAAGATACTCCCACCAGAATAACGCAGGATTTACTACCATAGATGATTTTAGCGGAAAAACAGTTTCGCATTTCTCACATCACGGCTTTCATTTGGTAGGGAAGATCACCGTTACTACCGATGTGGTACGGGAAAACAACCAGACGTATAGATTAACCTGGGGCGAACAGCGAAAGGATGCTACCAAAATAGGGGTGGGAATGCCTGAATACATTTTACTATTCAGAAAAGCGCCTTCAGAGACAAATAACGCCTATGCCGATGATCCTGTAGTAAAAAAGATAGATGATTACCTGTTAAGTTTATGGCAGTTAGATGCACACGCTTACTGGAAGTCTTCAGGTAACCGTTTCTTAAGTTCTAAAGAACTTTCTATGGCCGATATGAAGACTGTTTTTAATATGTGGAGAAAGTACGACAGGGAAGCTATTTACGATTTTCAGGAACATTTAAGGGTTTGCCAGGACCTTGACGAAGCCGGGAAACTATCTAAGCTTTTTATGACTATCCCACCAACATCTGGAAATGATTTAGTGTGGACAGATGTAAACCGAATGAACACGCTAAATGCGAACCAGGTAAACCGGAAAAAAGAGAAGCATATCTGTTTAGCTGAAGGCACTTTAGTTCTTACAAAGAGAGGATATATTAAGATTGAAAAAATAGAACCTAAAGATGAGGTTTTTACTCATAAAGGCAGATGGAAAAGGGTTTTAGCTAAAAAGTTAACTCAAAAAGATGCTGAGGTAATTCAAACAAAAGCTCAAGGGGTTCCAAATTTAATAACTACTCCAGATCATAAATTATGGACACGTAAGCATAAAGGTTACCGTCCTTCAGAAACTTTTCTACAAAATGATCCTGAATGGGTACCTGCTGAAGAAACCAAATCACATTATTTAAATCAAAAGCTACCTGAGGTTATTGAAAGTGATTTAACAGAATTGGATTGCTGGATTATTGGTCGTTGGTTAGCCGATGGACATTTAGATTACCGCGGTCATCAGTTTTTTATAAGTGTTGGTAATGAAAAAGTGAAATGGTTTGAATGGAAATGCCACAAATATATAGGGGCTTCGAATAAAAAAGGGAGTTCTATTCAATACGGTTTAAAAGGACTTTCAAATTCCGTAAGGGAAATACTTTTTAAGTGTGGTGCTAAGGCCCATAACAAGGTTTTACCCTATGAATTGATTTGCCTTAATAAAGAATTATCTGAATCACTTCTTTTAGGCTATTTATCAGGTGATGGACACGAAATTAAACCTAATATGTGGACGGCCAGTTCGGTTTCCCGCGGAATGCTTTTGGGACTTTCAATATTAGTTCAAAGGGTATATAATGTTATTCCATCGGTATATGCAGGAAAGAAACCAGGAAAGCATATAATTGAAGGCAGGGAAGTTAATGCCAAACAATTATGGGTGATGCAATTTAGGTTAGATGCCCATCATACGTTTGGAAAGATATTGGAAGACGGGGCTTGGAAGAAAGTATCTGAAATTAAATCGGTAGAAAACACAGATGTATGGTGTATAGAGGTAGAAGATGATGCTTCATTTACAGCTGAAGGTTGTATAGTGAAAAATTGCCCTCTGCAGTTAGACATCATAGAAAGGCTAATAAACCGCTTTACAAATCCCGGTGAATTGGTAGATGATCCTTTTGGCGGCTTATTCAGTACACCCTATAAATCATTAATGATGGGCCGTGCTGCCATAAGTGCCGAATTAAACCCGGAATACTACGATGATGGCCTGTTTTACCTGAAATCTATAGAATACAAAATCAATACCCCTTCTTTATTCGACATTTTAGAAGCTGAGGTATAATCAAAAACTAAGTTATTTACTTAAAAAGTATGAAAAGAATACTATTATTAATCACGATACTCCCGCTGTTTAGTTTTTCACAAGTAAGATTTGCAACCGAGGTAGATTTTAGAAATACGATACTACAAAGCGGTTTAAATGAAACGCAGGGGTATAACGGAACAATAAAATTAGGCTATGCATCCGGCCATTTTCAAGCTGAAGCCTTTGCTGAGGTTTACCCGAACATAGACTATACCTCAATTGGGATGAATATCTATTACATATTCAATCCTGAAAGCAAATTAAGGCCGCTTATAGGGTTACAGTTATCTACAATAAACAGAAATAGCGCTCACGTGGTAAACGGTCAAAATATCTACGGAAAACTAAATGGAAGTTTTGGCGCTAACGCATCTTTAGAGTGGCATTTTACGAACTGGGGGTTCCTTTCGGCACGATGGGAAATGAAGTATAGAAGCGATCTGCAAACTTTCGAGCAGCAAAAAAACAAAGAACAGCCTTTTATGGATTATATGAGGGGATCTGGATTTGTAGGTATTGGATATAAATTTTAAAGATATAATGATGATCGAAACAATAGAATTTAAAGGAAAACGGAAAGATACTGGTGATTGGATAACAGGTAACTTATTTATTCCTAATCAATTTTTAGGTGGTAATTATATCTGTCCTAAAACAACTTTCGCTGATTTTATGACAGATTTTGAAGATGGTGATGATATAGCAGACCATAGAGGTAATGGAATCGGTTTAGGCCATTTTAACGAGGTAATTGCTGAAAGTGTAGGCCAATTTACCGGTATAGAAGATAAAAACGGTAATAAAGTATTTTCTGGTGATCTACATTTAACAGAACCTGTTGAGGTTGACGGTGAAATGAAAAGCAGCTATTTACCGGTGGTATTTGATAATGGAGCCTTTTGGTTGGATGAGAGTTTTGATAAAGACGGATCACTTCTTACGCTTCTATGCGAATATGATGAGCCTTTAAACATTCAAGGGAACATTCACGATAACCCAGAACTGCTAACTACCACCTAATATGAATCTAACTCCTGAAGAAAAAGCCGACATCAAAGCGATGTTATTATACCTGGTACAGAAGAAAGCTGAGGGTAGTGGTGGGCATAATGGATTTCACCCTTCAGAGATACACCAATTTTTAGATGAGTTGGTAGCAGATGGAAAGATCACAGCGAGAGATAATATACACAGCACAAGATATTTTTTGAAATGAAAAGTACGTATAGAGGTCAAGAAATAGAACAAACTCCCAAAGGCTGGGTCTATACAGATACAGGTGAACCAACCATAGGCAATGAACGCCCTTGCGGCTTTTGTACCCTAGAGAACACCCCAGAGGGCCACGATGGATGTTTGGGAACGCTCCCCGGTGTAATAAACGCCTGCTGCGGTCACGGGAATGATTCAGAAGCTTATATCCAATATCCGGATAAAAATATAATACGCGGAAAGTCCGCAATGAATACCATTTTAAATCTATTAAAACCAAAAATTATGTCAAGATTTTTAAAAAGAGATGAACTATTAGAAGCTATTGAAGCTGAATTCGGCCACGGTTGTGCAGTAATATGTATAGAGCGCGCCAGGCAAAAAGAAGTGAGGGGATATGATATTAACCGGGATGCTGCTTTATATCGTAATGGAGAACTGGCACAGGCTGCTACAGCGTATTCTTTAGACCATAAAGTATTTAAGGGAACTAAGAAAACCTTATGGCCTTGGGCGTTGGAAATGTACAATCCAACTCCAGATAACCGAAAAAGAGAATTTGAGAAAGCCGGTGCCTTATTAGCCGCTCAAATTGATGTTGAACATTCTAATGAACAGGAAAATGAGTAAAAACAGGATAAGTATTGAAGAAAAAGAAGAATGGCTCAGAAGATTAAATTTCAAATCAAAATATGATTGGAAGGGAATAAATGGCAGTAATTACGAGATGAGAGAAATATCAGGTTATGATATTTTAATGTGCCTAGATACTGATATCAAAAAATATATTCCTGCCATTATGAATAGGTGTTTACGAATAAACGGTAATCCTATAACGGAAAGTCATTTAAAAGCTATGCCTGGTGCAGATTTCCAAACCTGTACTGAGATGATCAACAAAGAGTGCCAAATATTAAATATTAACCAATAAACCTTACAATTATGCTAAACCTATTTGGAACAACCATTGAAAGCCTATACATCCACAAAGTAGGCAACAAATCAAGAAATGAGGGCTTATTCCTTGCAAAAGAGGAAACCCAGTTAAATGATGAGCTACGGCCATTAATTAAAGAATTTATGTTGAAGCCTTTCCGGGAGAAAGAAGAAAACTACTACAAGTTTTCCCACGAGGTAGATCTGGAGTTTAATGAGCTATGGAATGCCACTAATCATTTCCTAAACGGCGATTGGGCATCATCTTTTCAGAAACTCGCTGAGGTTATCGGGAAACACCTATACGAACAACACAGCCACCCGCATATAAAGTCCGGTGAATTGTACATATGCCATTTAAAGGATATGCTTATAGATGATACCCGTGTAGACGGTATAGGCATCTTTAAAAGCGAAATAAAGCAGGACTTTTTACAATTCGCTACACAGGAGAACCGGTTGGATCTCATCTTAACCCAGGGCGTAAACCTTGGTAAGTTGGATAAAGGCGCGATAATCTTTAATACAGAAGCTGAGGAAGGATTTAAAGTGCTATCTGTAGACCAAAACCGCTACGATACAAAATACTGGCTGGATAACTTTCTGGGCGTGGTAGAATTTGAAGACAGCAAGTTTCACACTAAGAAATACCTGAAATTCTGCCAGGACTTCGCCAAAGATGTTGTTTTACCGGCAGAGGATAAGAAAGAATCGGTAATGTTTGTGAATGAAGCTTACAACCATATGGCCAGTATCGATAAGTTTAATGAGGAAGACTTTATGAGTAATTTCCGAAATCCCGAACTGGTACCTGAATTCAAGAACTACAAAGCCGATAAAGGACCCAAATACAGCATTCAGGACCTCTCTAATTTCGATGTAGACAATACCGCGGTAAAAGATGCCAGAAAGAAATTTAAGAGCCTTATAGAGCTTGATACTAACATTTCCATCAAACTACAATTTGTAAACGCTGAGAGCGCCGATAAGTTTGTAGAAAAAGGCTGGGATGAAGAAAAGCAGATGTACTACTACCTGTGCTACTTTAATAAAGAAACGAATTAGGGTATGGGATGGACTACCGAAAATAAAGATGAATGCTGGAGGTGTAACGGAACGGAACCTAAGTACCCAAATGACAAGTATTGTGAAGATCACAACACCTGTTTAAGCTGCGGAACTCATAGAAAAGATTTAAAAGATATTCCTTGGGGCGCGAAAGGCGGTTTTATATGCAAACCTTGTACAGAAAATGCGTTAAATAATAAAATTGAAGCCTGGAATAGTGAGGAACACGATCTTGAATATACCGATAAAGCTATTTGTCCTAACTGTGGATGTGAACACGAAGCAGATGGGGAACAGGAAGAGTTTTATATGGATGGAGATCACGAAATTCAGTGTGGAGAATGTGAGTATGAATTTAGTATGCAAACTCACGTATCTATTTCCTATTCTACATTCAAAAACTAAGTGAATAACTTAAAAATGCTAAACCAATGAACAAATCAAACTTTACCAAGAACTTACATAAACTGGCCTTTCAGGATGATAATAGGCCAGGAATGAACTACATCTATTTTGATGATGATTATGTATGGGTTACCGATGCACATTTGTTGCTTAAGCAGCATATTTCATTTCACAAGGTTATAGATCCTGAAAACCTAAATGGCAAGGCTATACACTTCAAAACCTTTCAGGTGATTAAGCAGCGCTACAAAACGGTGATAGCCCGTGAAAACGATATTAAATGTTTAGACGATTGGGGAAATGAAGCTTTTTTCTCTTATGGAAGTGGTGATAATAGTTTCCTAAAAAGTATGAAGGATATTATACCTACCGGAGAATCAAAAGAGATTGACGAAATAGGAATGAATCCCAAAATAATCACTCAGATTACAAATGAGATGTTTCAACAGGATGAAAAAGCCTTTAAATTCTCTTTCTATGGCAAAAACAAAACCATATTAATCACTGCCAATGAAGTAGAAAAGCAATTAGGCATTGTAATGCCTGTAATGATTTATGAAAACTAGAAGCTATGAATGATCAAATCAAAATATTCTGGATAGATCTTTTCTGTGGTGCCGGTGGCACGACTACAGGTGTACATCTTGCCAATTCGGGTAAAGATGTACACACTGAAGTTGTGGCCTGTGTAAACCACGATAAGAATGCTATTCTAAGCCATACAGCCAACCATCCTAATTGCATTCATTACACCGAAGATATAAGGGATTTTGAAGTAGTTAAGAAGCTTAAAAAACTGGTTGCGAAGTTGAGGTTAGAGAACCCCGGCTGTCTAATCAATATCTGGGCATCCTTGGAGTGTACAAACTTCAGCAAAGCAAAAGGTGGGATGCCCAGAGATGCCGACAGCCGAACGCTCGCAGATCATATCTTTATGTACATAGAAGAATTAGATCCAGATTACCTGTGGATTGAGAATGTAGTAGAGTTTATGAGCTGGGGGCCATTAGATACCAACGGCAAGCCGCAATCACGAAAACGAGGTCAAGATTACCTGCGATGGATAGATCAAATTAGGGATTATGGTTATCGCTTTGATTGGCGTGAATTAAACAGCGCCGATTTTGGTGCATATACTGCACGTAATAGATACTTTGCCCAATTTCCTAAGAAAGGATTACCTATTTCGTGGCCGGTTAAGACACATACCAGAAACCCATCTAAAGAAGCGGGTTTCTTTGATAATCCGCTAAAGCCGTGGAAACCTGTAAAGGAAGTTTTAAACCTGGAGAATGAAGGGAAATCAATTTTCAACAGGAAAAAGCCTTTAGTAGACAATACGCTAAAAAGGATCTATGCCGGGTTGGTGAAGTTTGTGGCAAATGGTGATGATAGTTTCATTAAGAAATACTATTCAGGACGTCCGGAAGGTAAAGTTATAAGTGTAGATGGTCCGGCGGGAACGGTTACGACTGCAGGCGGTCAGGGATTGGTTAAATGCGATTTCCTGCAGCGCTACTATTCTGGCAATGATAAAAACAGAAATCATTCATTAGAAGAACCGGCGGGAACAGTTAGAACAAACAACTGTATGGCTTTAGTAAATGCTAACTTTCTTCAGTCTTATTATGGGAATGGCAATGCACATAGTGAAAATGAGCCGTGCCCAACGGTTTCAACACGTGACAGGTTTGGGAAGATATCTGCTAAATTTATTGAACAACAATATGGTAATTCTAAGCCTAAAAGCCTAGAAGGGCCTTTAAATACAATCACCAATAATCCTAAGTTTGGTCTGGTATCTGCGCAATCGTGGTTAATGGATACTTCATTTCAAAATAAAGGAAGAGCCTTAAATGAACCCGCTCCCACCATTTTAGCCAGTAGGAAACATCATTATATAATGAATCCTTCTTTCAAGTGTGAAGGTCATTCAATAGAAAAGCCTTCGCCAACGGTTATTGCCAGGCAGGATAAAAAACCATTAGGTTTAATAGCCTGTGAGCGTGGAGAGGGTTTCACTATTCCCATCTACAAAGAAGATTCTGAAGTAATGATCAACATTAAAATATTTATGGCTCATTTCGGGATCATAGATATTAAGATGCGAATGCTGGAAGTAGGTGAGTTGTTAAAGATTCAAGGCTTTCCGGAAGGATATAAACTTGTAGGAACGCAAACCGATCAAAAGAAGTTCATAGGCAATTCTGTTGAGGTTAAAACAGCCAAAAGTCTGGTTTCCGCCAATTATAAGGCTATTGTAGAACATTTTAAAGTAGCAGCATAATGGCAAAGGATCCTGCTGCATTAGTATACATAGATAAATGGGTAGCAGCTACCAATGGAATGAAGGCTGAATTTAGAGCCTGGTATTTCGATTTAATGCTCTACCAATTTGATAAAGGACCAATTCCCAACGATGAAGATGAGATCGCAGGGATTTGCAGGGTACGCCCATCTGAATATAATTTGTTTAACCAAATGGTTAACCAAGTGCTTAAGCAAAAGTTCACCCAAAACGAAAACGGATGCTGGGTAAATTCTTTTGCAGATGAGGTAATAACCAAACGTAAATCTTTCAAAGATAAGCGTGTGAAAAGCAGCAATATAGGGGTTGTAGTTAAAATGGCTAAAAAAATGCCTGGTGTATTAGACCGCCATATTGAGATGCTTAAAAAAGAGCTTTATAATCTTTCTATTGAAGAAATTGAACAATACAAAGAACAAAAAGTGCTTAACCAAAAGGTTAACCACTTGGTTAACCTATATATAAATGAAGATGTAAATGAAGATAAAGATATACATGATAATATAAAAGGGGGTGTGGGGGAAAATGAAATTAGAATGGTAGATGAGTTGAATTTATCTGTTTTAGAAGGTCAAATTCAAAATGAAGCCACCTGGAAAGAGGGCCTTTGTAGAAATTACAAAGAAGTGCTTCCAACATTCAACCCGCAAACCTTAGAAGATTATATAGATCGTTTCTTCAAAACCATTAGCAACGATGGGGAAGAAAGCAAAACTGTTAGGGATTTCAAAAAGCATTTTAACCGTTGGTTACAAAAACAAATATCAAAAACCTTAGAAAATGAATCAGAATCTAACCAAAGCAAAGGGCCAAGCCTTGAGTATCGCAGAAAGCAAGCGGAACGCCTTGGAATTATATAAACCCGCAAACTGCTATAAACATAGCCATAAACTGAGAACCGTGAAAGATGTGCTAAATCTACCAGCTAAGACATTGGGCGACTTTAGCCGTAATTTCGGTAAAGACTGGGTTATCGCTTATGTGAGCTATTGGCTAATTGACCTAAATGACAATTCTAACGTAAAACAGAAGATGAGTGACGGGCAAATGGAATTCACCGCACAGCGAATTTTCGAGATGTACAGCCTAAAAGTCACCGATCTAACGCTATTCTTTAGAAGCGTGAAAGAAGGTAAATACGGGCCATTCTATGAGAATTTAAGCCAAGACAAGATAATGAACTGGTTAGCCCAATACTGGGATGAGCGCTGTGAGTATGCCGAATTAAGCCAGCAGCAAAAGCACGACAATTTCTCGCTATCCAAAGACAAAGTACATCATGAAGTAGTTAAGAAGATGTTTGAGGGTGTAGGTGATGAAAAGGCCAGTTATGAACACGAAACCAATGGCACGGGCTCACGTATGAAGTCGGCATTAGACAACAAATCGATGAGTGAAAGTATAGCTGCCAAATACGAGAAAGCCTACAAGATGAGCGATATGGAGCTAAAAGATCATATCATTAAGGCCAGCTATTCAGACCCGGACTTTGACCCATCATTCTACCGAATTGTAGAGACAGAGATGGATAGGCGGCTAAAGGCGAAATCTAAAACTAAGTAAATAACTTAAAATCATCAATATGCCACTAACAAGACTTAATCTAACCAAGTGTATTATCATAGGCGATGCCCGCCGGTTATCGAAAGGGAAAACGCCTGTACGCAATATACGTGGCCTTAGCAAAGAGCTGGAGCAAATCAATGAAGACAAGTATGATCTGGATTATATCTGCAAGAGATTATATACTGCGAATAAGATCGGGATGAAGCAGGTAGATAATCAATTGCTCAAAGACATACAGGAAATCCTGCACGTAGAGAACGTTGAGCTCGTAAAATCGCCGCCGTGTTAAAAAGGTACTGTAAACATATTCTCAGTAGCATGCAATACGTTGCGCACCCCGATCTTTTTACGCTTAACACTGATTTAAAAAGTGCATCACCAACTGCAACACCTGCATCATAATTTTGCACCAAATATTTAAAACTTGCTGAAATTCAGCTTTATACCTGTATCATAAATGAGCTTTTTATCTCCAAAAGATTTTGCCGATCAATTCGGATTAAAATATAACACGGTTCGCAGCCACGTTACCCGTAAAAAACTAATCAAGGTTGGCGGTTATATTGATACGAAGAACCCGGTGAATGAGCTTTACATTCAGGAAAATGCCACTAAAGACGCAGTAGAATCTAGCAAACCCCCTAAATCCACACCCAATGAAGAAATAGAATACCAGGCACCCGCACCAAAACCAAGTGTTTCCAGTGGAGACGGCAGCGCCGAAACCTCTTTAACCCTTAGAAAAAAGCGGGCCGATGCTTTAAAAGCTGAACGTGAAGCAGAATATAAACATCTGCAAATACAAAAACTCCAGGGTAAATTGATGCCTATTGAACTGGTAGAAAAAACCCTAACCATCAATATCCAAAGTATCTTCAGGAGTTTTGAAAGCGGCTCAGAAAACATTGCATCAATTTATAACGAAAGGCTTGGCGGCAATCGTGCCGACCTTGCCGATATGATAACCAGAATGCGCCAGGAATTGGAAAGGGCTATAGATTCTGCAAAACAAAAATCCAGAGACGAAATAGAAGCGCTTATGGAAGAATATGCAGCAACCCGTTCCCGCGGCGAAAAAAAGTAAAAAATTATGATAGTAGAATTCAATTTAGAAGGCAATCCCGATGTATCGTTTTACGCACTTTACGCAGGATTAAGAATGTTCAAAGACAAAAAAGTAGAGCAGGATAAAAAGCATCCCGGACAAATTAACCAGGCAGGTGCCGAAGCTTATTGTATGCTTCAGGATCTAAAAGAACAACATCCAAAACAATACCTGGAATCCGAAACCGAATACGATCAGGTACAGGAAGATGTGAAATTTTTAGAATGGTTAGAATCTTATCCAGGCTGTACAATCGAAAAGTATAATAATCTAAATCCTGTATTGCAGAAAGAAGTACGTGAAATCTATAAAGAATTAACCAATGAATAATATAATGCTCGACCTGGAAACAATGGGAAATACCCCAAATTCCGCAATAATAGCTATAGCCGCAGTTTATTTCGATGAAACCGGCATAGGAGAAACATTTTATAAAAAAGTGAGCTTAGAAAGCTCCTGTGATGCTGGTTTAGAAATGGATCCAGATACAGTGCTATGGTGGTTAAAACAAGATGATGCAGCCCGAAAAGAATTTGAAGATAAAGGCGAACCCTTAGCCCTTGTGTTGGGAAGCTTAAGATACTTTATGAATCCAGAACGTGTTTATAGTACAGATTTGAAGGTATGGGGCAAAGGTGCTGCATTTGATAATGTGATTTTGGCCAATGCTTTTAGAAAATTTAAAATGCCAGTTCCCTGGAAGTTTAGTAAAGATCGTTGTTTCCGTACCGTTCAAAACTTATTCCCGCACATTCAAATTCCAGAGAATACCGAAAAACACAATGCACTGGCAGATGCTATATGGCAGGCTAAGTATTGTTCTAAAGCCCTTAGAAATATTGAAAAAGTAAAGCAATTCTGTATTTAAGAATTAAGTAAATAACTTAAAAATTATGAAACTACATAAATCCAAAATATTTAAACCAATTCTTTTTAGTACGCCAATGGTTAAAGCTATTCAGGATGAAAGCAAAACTCAAACCCGTAGGACAATAAAAAAC